ACCTTTCTGTCTGCCGCAGGGCTTACCAGTTTTGGTGTCAACCCACTTCTCGGCGAACCATCTTTTTAAGCTCATCTCTTTCCTCTAGTGTATCCTTTAGCGGTCTTTCTTTTACCGCCGGCCTTGACTTGACCCTTACATACCTTGACACCATAGGCGTTAGCATATGCAGAAGGGTATACTTTGAATTTTCTTTTGGCAGCTGCTTTACCACGTGGACATAATTTACCCATCAGCGTTTCTTACCTCCATGCTTGCAGCCACATTTAGATCCTTTCTTGTGTGCCATTAGACCTTACCTTTTTTCTTTTGTTTTTTGTAATAATCTATGACTGTCTTTGAGTCATTGATATCGAATGGGCCTTTACCTGAGAGTCTTTTATTAGCTTCCCGAACGTTTTCGGGTACACCAAAGAACTTTTTACCCATAGCAATAGCTTTCTTATCTCCTTTGCGTTTCTTTACAGAACCGTCTTCATTGTATGTGATTGCCATTAGACTCCATCTAATAAATCATCGAGTAATTTTTTACCCCGTTTCTTACCCTCTGTTGGGTCATACTTTTCTTTCGACATATCTTTCTTGGCATCATACTTGGCCTTCTGTCTGTAGAAGTTACCAGCATCTTGACCCATAGCAAGTCTTGTATCTTGCTCATCGAAAGGTTTTATCTTTTTTGTTTTTTTCATCAGCATTTCCATCTACGTAAAGCAAGAGCCTTGCGTGTAGGTTTGCCGTTTGGTTTTTTCAGTGGGCCTTTCACGCCAGACATGCGAGCACAGAAAGACCTTTTACGAGCTCCTCCTCCGGGCTGTGGAGCCTTAAGATTAGAGCCAGTGGCACGATTGTACTTGGCTCTTCCTTTGGCTGTCAGGCCGCCTTTGCGGCTCTTCTCGCCTCTTCCAAGGGATAGGCTAACTCCCTTCTTTCTGGCCATTACCAGATACCGGGAATAATCTGCCCTGTCCAAGCATAGTTGAGTAGAGCTGCGACTATACCTATCATAGCTAGTCTTCCGTTAAGCTCCTCTGCTGGATGCCATTTTTGATTCTCGTGGTTGTGGTGTGTCATACTTCGTTTACTCCGTGGTTGAGTGGTAGTGATAATTGATCGTACTGGGGTTTCTTTTTCTTTTTACCTTTTCCGTTTTTGTAATTCCTTACATCTTTGTAAGGAGAACCTTTGTAATAGTCAGCCATTACTTTTTCTTTTTATTTTTCATAATAGCAGCTGCAACTTTTGGTCTCTTCTTTGCGAGAGCAGCTAGTCCTTTTGAAAGACCTTTCTTAGTGCCTTTCTTTTTCTTATCTCCGTAATGTCCGGGCATAGTTAGAAATCCAAATCTGATCTGTCTAGTTTTTCGATAACATCTTGCCTGTAGGCAGGGTCGTTATCATACCTTGGGTCATTCATAGCACGGACAAGTTCCGCTTGGCTACGAAAGACATCCCCGTTATTAGGGGCTGGTTTACCTGTTACCATCTTACCATCAACTCCATTAGCACTATTGTATTCTGACTTCAAGCCAGCAACAGCCAGCTGTATTGCCTGTATACTACCTGAGTTTACTACTTGATCAAAGGCGTTGATAGATTCTTTTGGTAAATTAGATTTAGCCCAGTTAATTATATTGGCATACTCTTGTTCACCACCAGCTGAGTTCTTGATCTGGTTGATCTGTGCCTCAGTTATCTCAACCTCTTGTGCTGGTTGCTGTGGTTGTGTAGCTTGTACCTCCATATAGGCTTTAATCAGGTCCTGTGTGGACATAGAAGAGAACTTAGCCATGGTCTCATCTGAGAGCTTGTTACCGTTGGCGTAGTACTCTTCGCTAGCCGTTGTAATTAAGCTAGCACCGTCAGAGAGTTGAGGTTTCTCGTCAGGCTTTTCTTCAGCACTCGTTTGTTCTTCAGACTTGTCCTCTCCAAGTTTTTTCTGTAACTCAACGTATGCTTTTTCTAGTTCTTCTGCACTTTTATATTTACCAGCCAGCAGTTGCTCTTGATCTCCCTGTAACTTCTCACCAACGGCAAGGCTCTCTTGCTCTTCTGGTGTAAGGTTATCAGGCATTGTTTCAGTCTGTACTTCTGGTTGATATGATAATGTTTCTGCCATATTATTGTGGTGGTTGTTGTAGTCCTTGTATTGCTGCTGCTGCCTGTTCTGCTAGGTCAGGGTTTTTGCTAGGGTCCATAAGTGGTGTACCAGCTAACTGACCGGCTTGATCTACAAGTGACTGGTTAGTCTTGTCTTGTACTGTTTGTGATTTAAGCTGTTCTAGTTGTTCTGGTGTGCGTACAAGATTGAGTACGTCAATACCTTGAGCCGCTGCTAATCTCTTGATAGCTTCGCTTGGATCTATAAACTTAACTAAAGCCTCTGGTCCAAGTGTCTGTGCAACAGTTGCTATGAATCTAGTTAGAGCTTCATTATCCTGTCCTCTACCTAGACTATTGATACCAGCAACTATCTTAGGTCTTACGACATCTTTAGGTAGTCTGGGTATCTGGTTAGATCTCTGTAGTATTAACAAAGTTCTATTGAGGTAGGGTACTAAGAACTCTACCGTTAACAAGCTGAACAGTCCACCGAGGGATTGCTCTAACTCTAGCTGTGTGAGGCGTACCTCTTCGGCTGTAACTCTTTCTGCGTTCCTGACATTCATAACCAAGAAAGCTTCCAGTATTCTTTTTTCTATAGTTGCTGCTAAGTTTGCAGCTGTAGCAAAGTCTGCTGTCTTACCGACTTGCACGACTCCTACGTCTTCTGGTCTACCCTGTATGATAGCTCCGTTGCCAGCTTTGGCAAGTGTTCCGGGCTTGGTTGTAGCTGATGGTGAGACAAGAAAGATAACTTTACTTGCTACACTTGCACCTTCTACTAGAGCTTGAGATAACCCATCGAGACTCCTTAGATCCCCAATGAACTCTTCTACTCTACCACGTCCGTAGTCCTCTCCGTCTACTGTATTGAATCGAAGCACTAACCATGG